GGGAGAGGGCAACCCCGAACCCTGCCACTGGCTGACAATCTCCAGCAAATAACCATGCGACTTTAAGGGCAGTTTCAGACGACCTTGGTCGCGGGCGTTGACGGTTTCGTTAAAGCCGTGCAGCCAAGCCTCGGCGGGGGCGGGATGGGACACACCGTCGCGCTCCGCCGTCTGCGCTTTCATCATCGGCAGCAGTTCGTTCAACAGCTTCGCGGTACGCGCCCAGCTCAACTGCGATTTGGCGGGTCTGAACAAGCCGACATAACGTATCGCCGCCTTGCCCATCTCCACATCCATTTCCAACACAGCCCGCAATACAGCTGATGCGTCGGCATCATTGATTAAACTGTCCAGGCTATGCACCGCCCCGCAGTTCGGGCATTTGATGTTCATTTAACCACCCCAAGAATCGCCAAAAACGCCACAAGGACAACAACCAGCCCCCAAAACATACAGCAGGCATCCAAAACAACAGCTTTGGTACGCTGCTTAAACCAGTTTTCAATCAGGCTCATCAGTGCCAAAACCACCAGCGCCAAACCAATCAGCCCGCAGACCAATAGATAAATCATCATTCCGGTAGTCATCACATCTCCTCCCATACTGTTATTGCCCGTGCCAGCGATTGCGCCTCGGCAGTCTTCCAAATCCCGTCCGGCGCGCGGGCGGCGATCACGAAACCCTCGCCGTCCTTTTTCATGACCATGAGTTCCCCACGGTCTTCCAGCCATTCGATTAAATCTTTTTCGTTCATTTCCGCTCTCCAATTTGTTTAACGCCTTCCGCGCCGTTCATCGCGTGGTGCAGTTGCACTTTTTTCCCTGCTGAATGCCCCTTGGCTATTGCCTCAATCATCGCGGCACTCCCGTCCAGTTTGGACGACTTGGCGTCTCTAACCACCGCCTTGGCGATATGTGGATGTTTTTTTCTTTTATAGTCAGCCATGACCGCCTTTTCATCGTCTGACATCTCAAATTCTTTGACGGCACCCCACGCCCCCATCATCCATCCGTTACAAAACTGGTCGGCAAGATAGGTTCGGTTTGAGGGTTTTCTTGCTCGGCAGGTTTTCAGAAATTCGCGGCGGGCGGCGGAAATCTGTCGATAGACCACATCAAAAGCATAGGAAGCGATCTCGGCGCGGTTACCCAAACCGTAAAAAACCATTGCATCTCCCTGTTGATAACATTTGCACCCGAACACCTCGGAAATCATGTTTGCGACAGCCCACTGCCATTCGGCCAATTTAACTGCCATCTTCCGACCGCTACCACGCTCGGAGACTTCCGACAAGACAACATCAACAGCATCAACTTCATACTTTTTCATCAGTGCCTGCGCCTGTTTCATCGCCTGCGCCGCTTCGTGCTCATTTGCCGATTTACTCAAAGCCAAACACTTTTTGATTTTTTCCAAAACTGCCTGCTTATCCATTTTTCATTTCCTTTTCTTCTTTCAGACGACCTTTGCCGTCCTGATCTTCAAACTGCGCCTGATATTCCGCGATTGCCTGTTCGCGGTTTCGCTTCACCATAAACTTCGTCGCTCGCCGGCGGTGTTGTCCCCATGCCTGCCAATCGCTGTTCCGTCTTTTAAAGCTCATTTCACACGCTCCCTAAATTTCAAAGCCCATTCGGCATCCGCTTTGCGCGTGTCCGTTGCCGTCCAGTACCGGTTATCCATAATGGCGGGAGCGGCAGGCCAACTGTCGCCCCAAGCCGAGCGGGCGACGGCGGGGCGTCCCCATTCCAACTTTGTCCCGCGTTCTTCTCGATGCCGTTCCATATTCGCCCGAGCCTCCTTTTCCATCTGCTCCGCCCAACATTTCGCGCAACGTTGGGTTCGCTTCCTTACCCCGTTTTTATCCAAAGCCCACGCAAACGCCGATTCAGGCTTCATTTGTTTGCATACGCGGCAGGGTTTTAACTTGGTTAACATTTCCCACCCCCTTTACGGCTGCGGTATGCCGCGTCCATCCACGCTTCCAATACCTCCCGTCCTGCGACTTCCACTCTCAAAATCCCGCGCAGACGCTCGTTTTCAAGCAAGATGCCCTCCGCGTAGATAAACATCCCGATCACCGCGCCCAGCGCAGCCCCTAAAATCATCCAAATCATCCAAATTTCCATCATTTCCGCTCTCCTTCCGGCTCGCGCCAGCCTTTCATAATCGCCCGCTCCCCATACTTGGCGCGGATTTCCTCGACCGCCCGCTTCAGGGCAAGGCGTCGCACTCGGTTCAACCGTTGAGGTCGTCTGAAACGCTTATTCATAAACCACCCCCTTCATACGCTCCGCTTCGTCCATGCGCTCATAGGCACGCTCCAGCTTCACAGCATCCAAATCCGCCTGACGCTCCATCGCTTCCGTCTTGGTCGGCTCTTTAGCCGCAGGCGCGGTTTCCGCCACGCAGGAATGCAAAGCCATACCCGACACAAAACACCACACCCCGACCGTCATCCCGACCGGCACCCACCGCCAAAAACGTGGCGACGAAAACATCTTCCAATCAACTTTCTCTAGAACTTTCATTTTGCGTTTTCCTTTAAAAACAATAACTTATTAAAATCGTAGGGTAAAAAAATATATAGCCCTGTCAAAGACTTACCGTTTCAGACGACCTATCGGATAATCAGCGACGAGTATTTTTTGACGATGCCTGATTGCATTTTGATGCCGTTTTTATTCGCCGTTCGTACCGCACCGCGCATCAACTTGCTCATCCGTCGCGTATTGCCGTTGCTATGTTTAACCAGTTCCGCAATCGTCTCATCATCCGCTTCCGGCATGGCCGCTCGTGCAATCTGTTCCAATTCCTCGTCCGGCATCGAGTCGCCCAAATTCAGCGCAACCGACACTCGGCTATAAAGCTGCACCAACTCGCCATGTTTACCGCGCAGATTCGCTACCAGTCGGGGCATACCGCTTAAAACCAACCCGCAGCCCGTGTCATCGTGCAATCGGCGGATAATCTCAAGGGCGCGTAACGGCAGGTTTTCCGCCTCATCGACCACAATCAGACGACCCGAATCACGCAGTCTGTCAGATACAGACTCAAACAAATCATTCAGGCTGCCGACCGTTGAGACCTTCGCCGCTGCCGCCAACTTGCGCATCAAAACCAAAGCCGTAAAGCTCGGATTAGCCTCAATCAGGATGGCGGCGGGATTCTTCTCGCAGTAGTTTTTGACCGCTTGCGTCTTGCCCAAGCCCGCTTGGCCGTATATCACCACTGTGTCGCCTGCTTCGTGTGCGTCGCGCATGACCTCAGAGATTCGGCGGGTCGTCTTCGTCGATACAAACCCCAACACCAGCTCTTCGCGTCGCGCCTTACTTTCCTGCACCTCTAAAAACGCTTCGATTTTCGGCTCGATGGTTTCATAATTTCCGCCTTTATCGGCATAAGTGCCGTTCAGGTACATACTGATGGATGCGGGCGAAGTACCGATACCGCGTGCCAGTTGGGTTTGGTTCATCCCTGATTTGGCTTTAAATTCAGCCAGTTTTTGTTGCAATGCTTGATTAATTTGGTTCATTTTTAATATCCTTGAGTTTTAAACAACCTTTAAAGGTCGTCTGAAATGAAAGAGTTACCCGATTTGGAAAACGTCTGATCATGTTGGAAGTCGCCGTTCAAGACTTGGAAGACAGGTCGCTTGCCGATTCCTTCGTACTTGCCTGGCTGCTCCAGCGGATTACCCGTCAAGAGCCGACTTCGATTGAGCAGGTTCGCCGCTTTCTTCAGGCGCAGGCAAAAACGTTTGAGCCTGATTCCGTTTAGCGGCAATACCTTGAATCGTTACTTGAGCTCGTTGAATCCGCCCAAGAGCTCGCTTGAGTTTCAATTTTTCAATAAGCTCGGTCGGAAACGCCGCATTTTTCTGTTTGTCCATCATGTTTTCCTTTACATATCCGCCTCAAACAAGACAATCTCGTCGTCTGTTCCCGTTTTCGGCAATACCGCATACTCCGCCTCGATGACGTTTCCGCCTAAATTTCCCAGCTCGTCCCAAACCGCAGCCTGTTCCAAAGCCGGATTGACTTCCGCATTCGCGAGCTTGATTGCATTTTCCGCCCGCTTGATTTTGCCTTTTCGGCGTTTTTCCGCCAGTTGGTCGATACGCGCCGTCGGGAAAGCCTCGCGGCTATTGCCGTTGACTTGTGCCTTCGTGATGAACTTGCCGTCCATATCAAACACATTGACCACCGACGCATCGTCCAAATCGTAGCTGACCCGTACCTCGTCCTTGTGATACTCCGCCAGCTCGACCGAAAAATAAGAGTTGTTGAACAAATCCAGCCAACCGCGCTGTACCTTTCGCACCTCTTGCGGCATAAACATCGTCGCCAGCTCCTCCGCCGACAACATATCCGGCGCAATCCCGTCCTGTTCCAGCCTCATTTCCCGATATTCTTTTGGCGAATAATGCCCACCGTCAGGATGTCGGGGCAGCTCGCCGTGCGGGCGGTTGTTGTATTCGTCGATACACTTGACCACATCCGCGATAAAACGCGACCAGCTCGGCAGTTTTTTCAAATATTTCTGTTGCTCCTCCGTCAAATCCTTGCCTTTTTCCAAGGCGTTGACCGCACTTTCCATCTTGCGGTACATCAGGTTCTTCGTGCTGCTGTCCATCCCGCTGCCCGTGAAAGTCTCATACTGTCGCGCCATCTCAATCAGATTGTCTTTCCACCATCGCTCGATGATGCCGCGCCCTTGCGGGTTGCCCGCGATACCCGTTTCATGTCGGATACCCAGTCGGGACGTGATACCCGTGATTTCATGGTCTATCGTCTTACCCGTCTGGCCGCCGCCGTTATCCGAGTAATAGATAATCGGCAAACCATAGTGCTTGACCCCGATACGCAGAGCGTCCGATACCGCCACGCAACTCTCCGCCAGCGACACCGAAAATCCGACCACAAACCGCGTACAACCATCAATAATCACCGTCACTTCAGGCTTAAACGGTCTGCCGTGTACCGGATGTGCCACCTTCGCTTTAAAGCTGTGGCCGTCGCCGATCCAAACATCGTTCGGCTTCAAAGCCCCCCAATCACGTTTCACATAAGGCAGCAGCGATTTATAAGCCGCCCCCGTTTTCCTGCCGCGCTCCTGCATAATCAGCGGGAGTTTTTCCCAAACGCGCCGCACCATACTCAAGTTAGGCACATCGTTAACCGGCATATTTTCCGCTTCAGCCCACTGCACAAATCGGCGGTAGCTGTGCGCCAATTTTGGCGCGGACGGAATATTGTGAAACTGCATAAATGTCGGCAACCAACCGTAGCTCTCAATCGGCTTAATCGCCTTAGTTACCTTCGGAGCCAAAGAGACCAACCGCTCCGTCGCGTTTTCCGCTTTCAAATAAGCAGATATCCAGCCGTCTAAAGTACGTTCGCCAACCTTTGCCGACCGACTGCGGTCATTTGCCGTTTCCAAGTTGCCGAGCGTAACCTCGTCCAACTTACCCTCCGCCAGCAGCCTCAAAAACTGAGCCACCGCAACCTTGGCAGAGCAACCGTATTGATATTTGATACCCAACACCGCCGCCACCACCGCACATCGCGCATCAGCCACCGACCGTTGTTTCTCGTTCAGCCGCTTCGCCGCTTCCGCCAAGACTTGAGGCGACATCGCCGTCTCCTGTCTGATTTGTGGCAGGGCTTTCGGCATACTCTCCGCTACTTCGTCTGCCTGACGTTTCATGATTGCGGCTCTGATTTCGGCGGGGAGAGAGGCAATTTCATACAGTTTTTTGGGTCTGCCTCTTCCTATTTGCTCAAAACAGTGTTGCCAATTGTTTTTCTTGGCATGGTATTCAATCCCTTGCCTATCAGTTGGCAGACTTGGGATACCCAATTTCGCAATATCTGATGCAGATATTTTCATATTTATGCTTTCTATTTTTGCTTAAATGCGTTACCCTTTTGGAACTATTTAGCAAAACCGTTATCTATTTACAGACTTGGGAAAGTAGGCTTACGGTTTCTTTTCTCAAACCTAGAAGGCCAAATCTCTTCTGCCGGCACTCCGATTGCAGCAGCTATAATCTTTTCGCCTTTTAGGTATGGGGCATCTAAAGCCTTCCCTAATGTATTCGGTGCCAAATTGGCTTGAATAGATAATGCTCTTACCGACCAGCCCGCCTTTTTAAGACGAGCCACAATGTCAGCACGATGCCAATCAGTCATGGTTTCTTGCTTTTTTTTCAT